TCCAACGGATTCTATTCTTGTTTTTTCTGGTTTGTACTTTCTATAGTTATTTACAATGGCCTCTGCTAATTCTAAAGGCGTAGCGTGTTTCCTGTAATAAGGAAGCACGTACCGATTATCCTCATCATCTACTCCTAGATTAAATATAACAGAATAGTCAGCACCTCGTTTTACACTGGATGCGGGATCTACTCCAGTAAATACATTGATAGGAACTATTTTGTCACATTCTACATTGTCTAATGAAGTAATTTTTAGAAAGTTTTTTCCTTTTTTGTTAAAATGCTCTCCCTCGTAGTAGGAAAAATCATCTGCTTTAAACAATTGGTCTTCATCTCCAACTATCTCACAAGCATATTCACGATAAAAAACAGATAACCTATTGATAGAATCCAATTCTTTCTTTTTCTCTAGTAGTTTTTTAATACTCCACCAGTCTTCCCACAATGCAATATTATTTTCAAAATCTGGTTTAAAGGTCATATTTTCCCAACCATGCATATCTTGTAAGGTTTCTACCATACATCGCTGGTGTTGCGGTGTTCCAATAATGACAATTCTGCCTTTTCGGGGGTCTACAGAAGGAACTGCACTTTGCAGCAACCATCTTAGATTGGTTTCCATAGCCTCTGCGGTCTTTGTATTGTTCTCATCCTCTGGGTCATCCACAATAATAAGCGTAGGACGTTGATTTCCTACTTTTATACCCCGTAATTGCTGTCCAGTACCCTTGCAAATGATCATTGACCCATCTTTTAACTCAATTTCACTCTTTGACCAACTTTTTGCACTATGTGAACCCCAATAACCAAACAATGAGCGAAATGTATCGCTAAAATCCATTGTATCTTTGAGTAATCCGAGTAATTTGACTGCGTGATCTTGGGTTCTAGACACTAAAACTACTAATTTCTGCCCTTCACCAAACATTAGATGGTGCAACGGAAAAATTCCCCCAACAATTGATGATTTTGCATGGCCTCTAGGAGCCACAATGTTAATTTGCTTACTACTGGGGTCTAATAGCCTTTCTGCCATCGCATAATGAAAGTCAGGAGACTCCGCTGAAAACATATTAGGCATACAGACCTTTCCAAACATCATCATATCGTGTTTTAGCTTCTGTAATATCTTTGTTTTTTCTTTTATATTTTCCATTTTTAATAGATATAGATGTCTTTAAGCCTATAAGTCCTCATATTGCTACACTTAGTTGGACAAAAATGTCCAAGATGCCTTGCTAGATTACGCATAAAAGCGGATTCTATGCCCTCTAGATTCCGCATTTTTGCACCCTTTTCAGTAATCTGCCCCCATTGCATAGTCTGGGGTTCCATCTGATACTTGTATTCCCATATCTTCACACACAGCTTCTAATAGATTGATAAAGGAAAGCAGTTTTGTATCGCTTTCTGCCTCTAGTAAAATTAATTTTTTAATTTTTTTACTCTTCTTCCTGTATTTCGTGTAATCCCCGCCCATCGTGAACCTCCTTCTTTTGAGACAATTTCAAACTTTTCTTTTCTTCGGTAGCAATCTTGTCTAGTATAGTGTTAGTCATATCTATTTGTACCGTATCTGTTTGCATAGATTTCTTTGGTAGCATATCCAGTATCTTAATAAACTGTTCAGCACCTCGCAGAATATTGGATGCATCTTTGTTTTCTTTTGCGACTCCGATTCCTTCAAGAATCATATCTAATACATCTCCTTGAGATATATCTCTTTCTTTCAGAGCCTTTTGTATTTCATTATCTAGCATTTTCTGTATTCGTTCCTGTTTAAATAGTCTTTTTGCACTAAGATCTGGTCTTTCCTGGTCTTTCCTGTAAACCTTTCCTATCGCTGCCCAATCAATAGGGTCTCCATTAAGCATCATTTGAGCATAAAGCTTTACTGCATTCTTGGTGCGAGTTTTATTTGCTTCTTGCTCATCCCATGTTAAGATGCCTACTTGAGTATATTGACCAGTATCTCTATGTGGTATGTAATTAAGAGTGCTTCCTTTACTTAACCAAGCCCTACCATATGGGAATGTTACTTGTTCATTTGTTTTGTATTTCTTTCGATACACACATTGCGATACAAATCCATCATCGCTAATTCCAAAATCACCTACCTGACACTCTTTCCAAGACCGGTATTCTATATCACGATTATTTGCTTCTTCTTTAGAGTACACAGGGTAGGTGACATCTTCATAATTATTTGCTTTTAATCTTCTTGTAATAAAATCCATACTGTTATATACAGTTAAACTATTATAATAAGACTGTTGCTTTAAGAGACTGTTTCATATATATTACTGTTATATATATATACAGTAGTATTATAACAGTTATATATATATACTATATAATCCCTGCATTCAGTCATACTGAATATGTAACACCCCATTAATATTGTCCATCCATGACCTAGTTTGCATATCCCTATCTACGATCTGAGCTTCTGCATCAAATACGCCCATAACTTCAATCATAGTGTCCTCGTTAATATTTTCTATTAACTCAAATTCCTTAGTTTCAGGGTTAAAACGCTCTAATTCACGAGTCTGTTTAGTTTTCATATACGAAAGGTAAATAGACAAAACCCCATCTCTCCACGCCCCATTTTTAAAAAATAGTTCTAGAATGCGTGTGGGGGATATACAGTACCCCTACCCCCGTCGTTCCGGTTGGTGCCGGGTCACAATTACGTTGAGAAAACCTATGGAGACCAGTCACTGCACCGTCACTCCGTGGCTCCCTTGTCGACTATGCAGATAATTTTAACAAATAAACTCTTATAAGGAGAGAATACTATGAATACTAACGAATTAAATATCGTGTTTTCAGCATTAAACAGGAGAGGTGTATTGGAAGACTTGAAACCAGACCCCAAGTTATCACCTGAGGAGAATCATGAGATATTCATGGACAATGCTACCAGCATTGGTGTCTTCACAGACAATGAATCTGATGTACCTGTGCTTATGGAACAGATGCAATCCCTTAAGACAGCATTGTCTTGGAAAGGACAAGTCAAAGCATCACCTTGTCGTACTTTCGAGGATAACAGAGGTCGTAAGGTGGAGGGTCGTATCCGTGTTGGTGTGAGTAGAGACTTGTCCATCACTCCAACTATTGGTGGTTTCGCTAAGTATGTTGCTGGTCTTGCCAGATAACTCAAATGATGGTGTGTAAGGGGGGGCATCACGCTCCCCTTTTTAAATCCCTGCAATAAAAAACGCGCATTTAAGGAGAAAAGTGTTATGCATTTATTAACTGAAAATAAAAACTGGTATCATTTTATCACTGGTTTTGGAATTATCGTAGAAGTACCTAAGAGTAAGTATAAAACTCTTTACGAGGCTCAATGTAGAGCTAGAGAAAAGGTATTTGGGAAGTGACTTATTTATTCTCTTTCCTAATTTGGATGTTGCTTGGTTACTTGGTCGTAAGTGAACTTAGCGATGTCTTTAAAGACTAAATTGCAATAGACGAGCATCGTAGTCAACTAGGAGGCTGTCCGACACTATTCGGGCTCTCTATTTCACGGCAATCAGAAAAAAGACGATTCATGAATGGTCTTTTTGGATTGATAACCCAATGCTAGAGGAAAGCGTAAAGTCTATTGCAATTTTACTTAAGATTTTGTTTATCACCGATGAGCAAAGGGTGATAGTAATCATGAGGTTCTCGTGGTTGCTACCTTTGTAAAAAAGCTGTTAATCAAACTATAAATGCACACGGTTAGAATGAACATAATGATCAGTTCATAAAGAGGCTAGTAAACAAAATCTACTGGATTTGACAAAATTTAAAGATTAATTGTAAGAAAATGATTTATTAACAGTATATAAAAAGAGCAAGGTCGCTCCCTCTGATAGGTGTTTATTCCTATCTGATATGACATAGTTACGGCTATAGCTGATACAGAAATGCCGATACGCAATGGCTTTGGAATGTCTTGCTCTTTTATTATCAATTAACTAACAGGAGTATATCTTCATTCAAAAAATCGCAGGTTTTAGTGATTGTGGTAAGGTGTATCTACATCTTTATTACATTCAATTCCATTTTAATAAAAGACAGTTTCAAATAAAGGTCTATTTGCGTCCTAGTTTGAGAATTGCTTGGTCTATATCAGATAGAATCGATAAATATCAGTTCACTGATTATGATTATTCTTTTAATGGAAGTATAGAATGACTAAGAATCGGAGTTTGACCCACTTGGCAACAGAACGGGTTATGTTTGATGAAGAGGTTATACAAAACCTAGAAAAAATGATTCCATTAATAAAAAGCATGAAAACAACATTTGACTATGTAAGAGGTGATGTTGAGGCTCGTGAGATTATGATAGATACATTGTTAAGAGCCATTGAAATAATAAAGGAGAAATAAATTCATTTATAAAATACAAGATACTTGGAGTGGTGGTTACAAGAAGTTCAAACACGATTATATTTATATTATAACTAAAAACTATGATAAAGCTGAAGATATCTTTTTTAAGGAGACTGGGTATCTTTTAAATAGCATGGATTGTGAATGTTGTGGTGAAAACTTTTGGGTTGATGAAGTAGATAAAGTTGAAGACCATAGCCATGAAAAATCTAATAAAGTGCTAGTTATCATGGGATAACAAATTGGGACTCCGCATCCCTTAGGTCATTAAGGCGAGTTCGTGTCATTAAAGAACCAGAATGGTAAGTATCATGTGAAAATGATTGAAATTAGTGCGATGCCCGTGACAAGGTGCTACGGCCTATTACCTTTTGACCTTTAACAAATCTCTCCATTTTGGACAGTTTATCTCCAACCTAACCACAACTACCTAA